ATAAATACCATTTAATATATCATTTTCATATTCAATATTTTCATATATATTATTTATTTTAACTGATAATCTGTCTGGATTTTTATTTATATTTATTGTTTCTAATGGTATATACTCACCATAATTATATCCAGATAGAGAATATGTTTTATTTAAACTTAATAATATATCTAAATCTAATTCACTTATATTTAATTTAATTATAGGTGAAGTAAATAATAATATTTTTTCAATTGGTATAATTAATTTTGTAAATTTACTAATTTGTTTAAATTGATTGTTTATTTTATAATTAAACCTTGTTGAATTTTCTTCTTTAATTCTATTAAAAGAAGAATACATAATTTTATTTTGATGAATATTTGTATCATTTTCTTTAACTTGAATATTTCCTTTAACTTGAATATTTCCTTTAACTTTAATATTTTCATCCACCTCATTTGGATCATTTTCTTTAACTTGAATATTTTCATCCACCTCATTTGGATCATTTTCTTTTACTTGAATATTTGTATCAATTCCTGGAGGTATTTTTCTATCAATCATGATACTATTAAATTTTTCAAGTATTTCAGAATTATCAATTTTATTAGTATTATTCTTTAAATTTTCAATATTATCTTCTTCTTTAATAATTGCCATTGGTGAATTATTGGATTCTTCTTTTTTCTTAGATATAACTATTTTTTTGTAAATTTCTACTAATGTTATTTGAATTAGTTCATGATTTAATTCCTGCAATGTTGTTTTTTCAGAATTTAAAAAGTGTTCTCTTAAAAAATTAGAAAAATAATTAAAATATTCAATATTATGTAAAATACTTATATCAGTTTTTTTTTCTAATATAGTGTTCATATAATTATAAAGATGATTAATATTCCTATCAGAATGGTATTGATCATATATAGAAGACATTTAAATTAAAGAATATTTTATAAAAAAATGAATAACGCGAAATTATTAAAACGTTTGCTGATTTACGCATTCACCATTATCGTCGCATCCTTCCATATTAGAGTTTCCATCGCAATCTTCGCTTGACGTGCACTCCGGACCCGGTTCCGGGGATTCGCCACGAACACATCCTTCAGGGCATTGTGCTACCGAACAATCAACTACAAAATCACTATTAATGTAAGCTTGGCAATTTTCAACGGGTCTAACACCTAATAATTCAAATGGACTTTTCGCATCAGTTACCCATAAAGATACAAATGTCCATATTCCGAAACAAACAATAAATAGAACTGTTAAAACACCAATAACTCTAGATCCTTGCCAAAATATTTCATAGACTGGTCCGTTGGCAGCGCCACCAGGGGCACCATCTCCTCCAAATAATTTTCCTTTCTTAGCCATATTTATTATAACTTATAATATATTTTTTTTTTAATTTAATTAAAAATATATATATTTAATTAAGCGCCAGCCGGTGGGTTCCTCCAGGACTCGCCCATTCGCCCTCGGGTGTTTCGTGGATCAAGATTGTTATTAGTATTTTTTCTATCATCGGGACGCCATATTCTTCCACAGTTTACTGTATTTTGACCAGGTGCAACGTAATTAGTGCAATTCATTACACGTCTAACACCAAAAGAATCTTGGGGACTCGGTAATCCGAAAATTAAAGCAAGAACAGACCAAAAACCTATGACTACACAAAAAATGAATGCTAAACACCCAATTAAACTAGAAAATTGCGACATCCATCCAAAAGTATTAGCGTGACCCGGTGCTCCACCTTTAACCATATTTATTATAACTTATAATATATTTTTTTTTAAAATTAATTATCTATAAAATAAATATTTCTAAATTTTTCTATAAACTTATCACTTTTATGTTCAGAAATATAATCTTGAAAATCGATTCCTTCTATCATATTAATTATAAAATGTAAAGAGTAAATACCACATTCTGTCCCACCTTTTTGATGCTGAATATCATTTTCAAAATATGTAAAATTAATTTTATTTTCTTTACCTTGTTTTATAATTTTATTAATTAAATCTTTAATCTCTTTAGGCGGATCTTCGCCAGTTGAATCAAAATAATAAATAGCTGGAACACTTAAATTAACACCCTTTATATCTATATATAAACTAATCCAATGTTCTCCCCCTTCAGTATGTGGGTCTGTATTAAAAACAATTCCTATCTTAGTTATACCGTCTTTTATATGTTTAGATAAATTGAATTTACATAAAGAATCAACTAAACATTTATTTCCATCTTTTAAATTAAAATCAATTGGTGTTGGTCCATATAAATAAAATCCTTTATCGGACTTTTTATACTGACTTAATACATTAGTTATATCTGTTGTACATAACCATGTATTAATATTATTTTCCCATTCTTCAGGCATATCCGGTTTAAAACTTTCTTTGAATTTTTTCAACTTTTCTTTAGATAAATTATTTTTGATTAATTTAATATTGGATAAAGAAATCTCTTTATCTATATTCCATGACTTTAAATTTTTAGATATTTCTGAATGAACTTCTTCTGGTGATAATTTTAAATCAATATTTATTCCATCAATTGTATTTAATATTTTAGCTATTTCTAATATCAAATCATCATCTAAACAAGAATATTTATTATCAGATTCACTTGGAGAGCAGTGTTCTGTAATATGCATATATATATTAAGTTATTTAAAAATTATTTGATTAATTAATATATATATATAATGAATATTTCAGAAAAAAAAGAACAGTTACATAAACTATCAAATGAATTGGTTGATTCATATAATAGTATTATAGAAATAACTAATAATCAGGGATTAGAAGATAAAAATATAATTAAAAAATTAACAGAACAAATTATTACACAAAAACGAGAAATAGATGATAAAGATAAACAAATATCTAGTCAAAATAAAAAATGTTATGATTATGAAGTAGTAATAAATGAATATCAAGATAAAATGGTTCAAATTGAAGAAGAAAATAAGACAAATAATAAAGTATCTATTGTTATATCACAAGCAAATGAATTAGAAAATAAAGATAGATATATTGAACAACTTGAAAATAAAATAAAATTAATTAAAAGTAAAAATATTGGTATTAGTGAATCTCCTATATCTAGAAGTAATGATGTATTTAAGAAAGATGTAGAATTAGATATGTCAGATAAAGAAAATGAAACTGTAGATGGACATGAAACTGAAGATGTTAAATCTGATATAGTATCAGAAGATGAAAATGTAGATGGAGATGTTAAATCTGAAATTGGAGACGGAACTGTAGATGGAGATGTTAAATCTGTTACAGAAGATGAATCTGTTGAAACTGGATCTATTAATAGTTCTTCGGAAGATGAAGACATTTCATATAAGAGAATTACATATAAGAAAATAAAATATTTTATTGTTATTGGTCAAGATCCACAGATTGTATATAAAATGGAAGAATCGGGTGATCCTGGCGAAAGAGTTGGTATCAGAACAAAGAAGAATTCTAAATTTGTAATAACATTTGATTAATATTTTAAATTTAAAAATTTAGTATATTTTTTATTAATATTACCTTTGAAAAAACTATAAAATTCATTTGGATTTTTTTCAAAATAAGTAATTAATTTAGGATCAATATAATTTTTTTTACATACAGATGGTGTATGGTGTAATTTAAATGCCACATTTTTAATACAATCACCAAGACTATTATTTCTTGATTTCATTAAATTTTTAATTAATTCTATATTTGCATTCCATGTCCTAAAGTTTTTAGTTGTATAATTACCTAAATTTTTCAAGTAAATATTTACATCTGTAGATTTAATTACCTGAATCTTATTATCGGAATTAGTAAAATAAAAAATATGTTTATTATTATTATCATATTGTTTTTTTAATATTTGAATCATTTTTTTGTTTTTAACATTACAGGTGTTTTTAACACCTTTTTTTCCAATAAAATCTATAATTAATTTATTTTTTTTAAATTTTAGATGTTTTTTTTCTAATGTAGAAACACCATATGAATTATTATCATTTTTATATTTCTCATTCCCAACTCTAAAATTACAATCAATTATTAATTTTAAAATTAAAGATATTTGTTTATCCTTTGAATCTGGTCCATTAAAATCACTATTTATTTTTCTTATAATTTTCTCATAATTTTCTCCAAAATTAATTTGTTTTTTATATTTTGATTTGCTGTTTTTATTAATTGTTTTTTTATTATATGTATATTGTGATCTACCTTTATCATCAAAACCTATAGCTAATACTTTAGAAGATTTATTTTTATTTATCTTTACATTATCATATGCTGGGGGTATATACACACCTGTCAAATATTTGTTAATTGTTTTCTTTTTAACTTTATTATTTTTTTTATCAAAATATTCATAATTATATTTATCTTTATTTTTGGATTTTATTTTTCTAGTAATATAATCATTCATATTAATTAATAATATTTAAATTTAAGTTGATTTATATATAACCATTGGATAATAAGTATCTAATATAGCAAATATTGAAGCAGATATTAAGCCAATAATAATAGATAATAATATTTCAATTTTACATGGTGATAATGAATATACACTTATTGATACAACAATTAATTGAACGCAATATTTTAATAAATTTATCTTATTTATATACATTTATTAATTGGTATATTTTAAATTGGTTTAAATTACTTAAAAAATATTTAATATAAATGTATAAATGAGTAAAGTTTCGCGTGATTATTTAGAAGTCGATGATCCTGTAAATGGTCAATCGTATGTATGTATGTCATTTATATCTCCAAATGATGTAATTAAAGATAAAGAAGCATTCAAAGTAGCGAAATTTTTACAATCTTATTCCAAAGATACTGATAAAACATTTGACGAATTTTATGATGAATATCAAAATTTCCAGTATAAATATCAAGATGAAGTTCAAAAAGATTTTGACAAAGAGGTTGATGGTTTAACAAATGTTAGGGGTGTAAAAGTTAGAGGTGTCTATAGTACAAAAGAGGAAGCAGAACATAGAGCCAAAAAACTACATTTAAAAGATCAAAATTTTCATGTATTTGTTGGTCAAGTTGGATATTGGTTACCGTGGAATCCTTGTGCAGATAAAATAGATGATGAAAAATTCATTGATCGTGGATTAAATGATTTAATGGAAAAATATAAAGAAAATCAAGGTGATCGCGATATGTTATATGAAGAAGAAAAGAGAGAGAAAATAGCTAAAGCAGAAGAAGAAGTTAGGGTTCATAAAGAAAAATTAAATGATGAACAGAAGAAAAAAGAAGAAATTGAAAAATGGAAAGAAGATCAAGAGGAAAATATTCAAAAAACATTAAATAATTTAGTTGGAGAAGTAACTGAAGTAGATCAAGAAGTAGAACCAGAATCCGAAGTTGAACCAGAAGCCGAAGTAGAACCAGAAGCCGAAGTAGAACCAGAATCCGAAGTTGAAGTAGAACCAGAAGCCGAAGTAGAACCAGAAGTAGAAGTAGAAGTT